CGATGTTCGCGCAGGCGTCGGAATGGATGAAGGCGCTGCAGTTCCGCGACATCCAGGGCAACGCATACGGCTACAACCTCGAAGGCTCGCTGCCGGGTGTCGCCTTCCGCGGCGTCAACGAGTCCTATACCGAGTCGACGGGCATCGTGAACCCGAAGGTCGAGATGCTGCGCATCGGTGGCGGCGATCTCGACGTTGACATCGCGATCCTCAAGACGCAGGGCGAGGAAGTCCGCGCCACGCACGAAGCGATGAAGGTCAAGGCGCTCGCGGCCGAGTTCAGCCGCGTGCTCATCAAGGGCGACTCGACCTCCAACCCGCGCGAGTTCGACGGCCTGCAGAACCGTTGCACCGGCTCGCAGCTCATCGCCGCTGGCGCCACGGCGGGCGGGGACGCCCTCTCGCTCTCGATCCTCGATCAGGCGATCGACCAGACGATCAGCCCGACTGCGATTTTCTGCTCGAAGCAGATGCGCCGTCGCCTCGTGCAGGCCGCGCGTAACGTCAACATCGGCGGCTACATCTCGTTCGCGCCGAACGAGTTCGGTCGCCGTCCGGGCGCTGGCGATGCGAAGTCGCTTGATGTGTTCTACAACGGCATCCCGGTCCTCGTGGCCTACCCGGACAACGGCGGCACCGAGCCGATCGCGTTCAACGAAGCCAATCCGGGCGGCGGCGGCGCGGTCGGCACGTCGATGTACGTGCTCGGCATCGGTGACGGCCTCCTGCAGGGCATCCAGAACGGGATGATGGACGTCCGCGATCTGGGCGAGCTGCAGACGGCGCCGGTCAAGCGCACGCGCGTCGAGTGGCTGACGTCGATCGCCATCGAGCACGGCCGCGCGGTGACCCGCCTGTACGGCGTCAAGGACGCGGCGATCGTCGCCTGATCCGGTGGGGAGGCACGCTCCGGCGTGTCTCCCCTTTCCTGCCTTCCCTTTCCCGCGCTTGGCGCAGGAGTTCCGCAATGGCTCGTCAGCAGAAGGACTTCACGTACGACAACAACCTGCTCCTCAAGGATGCGGGCTTGGTGGCCGCCTCGGCCGCCGCGACAGTCTCGGCCGCCGCGAAGGTACTCGATGTCGGCGGCTCGAACCCGTCGCGCGTTGACATGCGCGTCATCGTGGACGCGTCGGCGATCGAAGCCGACTCGGCCAACGAACTGTTCACGATTCTCGTGCAGTTCTCGAACTCATCGACGTTCGCGTCCGGCATCTTCAATGGCCCCGCTATTCTCTTGGGCGTGGCCGGTACGACGCTGGAATCGGCGTCGACCGCCGCCGGCCGCCGCGAGATCGGCGTTACGAACGAACTGAACGGCGTCTGCTACCGCTACATGCGCCTGTACACGATCGTCGCGGGCACCATCGCGACGGGCGTGAACTACTCGGCGTTCTGCGTGCAGACGGCGACGGCGGCTTAAGTGAGCGCCGCGCAGCCTGTCGTGCCGGTCAGCCTCCGTGACACCGTCACGGGGCAGGTGTCGGAGTTCTGGCCGGTGGACGCGGCTGAGATTCTGGGCCAGTCGAACACGCAGTACGAGCGCGTGACGGACGACGCGCCGGAGATCCCGGTGCCCGCTGCCGAACCCGACGCGCCGAAGCCCCGCACGGGCGACGACACGCCACTGGACCCGGCGGCCTGATGCTCAAACCGCCTGCGCCGCACGCGCGTCTGGTGGCCGTTCGTGCGGTCGCCACCGGTCAGATCGAAGAGCTCTGGCCGGTGGACGCCCGCGAGCGCGTGAATCAACCGGACGGCGGCTACGAGCTCGTGCTCGAGACGCCCGATCCGGTGCCCGTCGTTGCCCCGGCGCCCGTCGACACCAGCGGTGTCACGCGCGCGGCGCTCGACGAGAAGGCGCACGCCGACCTTCGCCTGCTGGCGAAGCAGGTCGGCGTGAACGCCAACCTCAAGAAGTCGGACATGATCGACGCCCTGCTCCCGCACATCGCGGCCGGTACGCTGTCGATCGCGCCCGTGACCATGATGCCGCCGACACTGGCGGCTGCTCGGAGCTTCGAGACCTAAGTGGCGCTCATTCTCGACGCCACGCCGGGCGGGGCCGCCGCCAACACGTACGTGTTGCTGACCGACGCCGAGACGTACTTCCTCTCGCGCCCGTTCAGCGCGGCGTGGACGGCCTCGACTGATCCGGTGAAGTCGCAGGCGCTGGCGTACGCGACGATCCTGCTCGATCGCCAGCGGTGGCTCGGCACGAAAGGCACCACGTCCTCCGGCGCGCTCACGCAAGCCCTCGCGTGGCCGCGCCGCTGGGCGCCGACGTTGGAGTTCGACAGCTACCCGCAGTTCGTCACGGACAACTTCATCGACACGTCGACGGCGTTCTTTAGCTCACTCACGATCCCGACGCCGATTGTGCGCGCGACGTGCGAGCTGGCGCTCGAAATCCTGAACGCCGGCACGACCGATCCGCTGACGAAAGACCCGACGCGCAACATCAAGCGCGAGAAGATCGACGTGCTCGAAACCGAGTATTTCGATCCGCAGTACCGCGTCTACGGCTTGGGCCTCTTCCCGGCCGTAATGGCGCTGATTGCGCCTCTGCTCCGCAGCATGGCGCGCGAGGTCGATCGCGCATGAGTTACGCGGCGACGGCGACGAAAGCGTATCGCAAGATCGGTGCGGCGGGCGCTCCGGTGACGTTCTCGTTCCTCACCCCCGGCACCGAGAACCCGGCCACGGGCGTGATTACCGGCCGCACCACCACGACCGTGAGCGGCGTGGCGATGCAGGTCAAGGGCAAGGGCTTGCTGTACCAGCAGCTCAGCCTGATCGAGAGCGAAGCGCCGACCCTGCTGTTCAGCGGCTCGCCGTTTGGTGCGCTGCCGACCTTGGGCGCGACGGTCGTGTGGAACGGCATCACCTACACGGTGCGCGACATCAACGAAACCGCGCCCGATGGCAACGCGATCTTCGCCCGCGTGGTGATCGCGCGATGACGTACAGCGACGATATCCGCGCCTTCACGGTGTCGATGACCGCCAAGACCGACACGGCGTTCGCGAACGCTTGCGCGCTCGCCCTGGACTCGATCCAGAACGGGAACGCCATCACCGGCGCCCCCGGTCAGCCGGTCGATACGGGCACACTCAAGGCGTCGTTCCTGCTCGACTTTCACGACCCGACGCACGCGACGATCTCGACGAACATCGCCTATGCGCCGGTGATCGAAGACAACACCCGCGCGTCGTACAACCCCGCCGGACTGCAGCCGAAGCGTCCATCGCTCAAGAACGGCGGCACGCGGCGTATCAAGAGCACCGTCGGCGGCCATCACTCGGTGAAGATGACCGTCGCCGCATGGCCGCGGATCGTCGACGCCGCGAACAAGGGCGCGACACCGTGATTAGCCACCCGCTGATGCAACTCGCGATGCGGGCGCAGCTCCTCACCGTGGCCGTCTGCACGACGGGCGCGGTGTCGCTCAGTGCGACGGCAACCGGCTATGCGCGCGCCGCCGGCTCGTTCCTCACCGATGGCTTCCAGCCCGGCATGGAACTGACCGCCAGCGGCTTCACGACGGGTGCCAACAACGGCACGAAGGTGATCGCCGCCGTCAGTGATCTCGCGATCACCTGCGCGGGCTGTGTGGTCGAAGCGTCCGGCACGCGCACGATCGCGGTCGGTCTGCCGAGTCAACGCGCGTGGGAGAATACCGATCTCGCGCCGGTGTCCGGTGTGCCGTACCTGGTCGAGCAATACCTGCCCGGCCCCGCCGTGCGCGACAGCATCGGCCCGATCGCCCGGCTCACGGCCGAGCCGCAGCTCGTCGTGCAGATCGCCGTGCCGGAGAACACCGGACGCGGCGCGGCGGCGGCCTATGCCGATGCGATCCTCGCCGCCTTCCCGCCTGGACTCGCACTCACGCCGCTCACGAATGGCGACGTGCTGAAAGTGCGCGGCGATACCGCGCCCTATCGCTCGCAACTCGTGCGCAGCGACCCGAGCTACGCCGTCGTGACTGTGTCGATCCCGTTCCGTTGCCACTCTCTCAACTCTATCTGAGGACCGCCCACCGTGTCAGACAGCAATCGCACTAAGGTCGGGTTCGTGAAAGAGGCGACGTTCAACGTCGTCCCGACGAGCCCGGCGTTCAAGAATCTCCGCATCAAGGGGTCGGCGCTGACGTTCGCCCCGAAGACGGGGGAGTCGAAAGAACTCCGCGCCGACCGCATGGTCGCGGACATGCCGCGCGTCTCGAACGAAATCGGCGGCACGTTGCCGATGGAAGTCTCGTGGCGCTCGCTGGACGATCTCTTCGAGCTCGTCTTTCAGAACCTCTGGAGCCGCACGGCAGCGCGCGATAACAACGGCACGGCCTCGTCGGTGCTGACGTCCGTCGCGATCTCGGGCGTCTACAACTTCGTCACGACGGCGAGCCCGGCGACGGACTTCAACGCCGCCGCCTTCGTGGCCGGCCAGCTCGTCCGTGCGACGGGCTTCGCCAATGCCGCGAACAACGGGCGTATGCGCGTCACCACCGGCGGCGCGACGTCGTTCACGGCCTCGGCGCAGGCAACGGTGGTCGATGCCGCACCGGCCGCTGCGGCGCGCGTGAAGGTCATCGGCTTTCAGGGTGTCTCGGCCGACATTACGGCGACGGTGACGGGCTTGGCCTCGACCGCGCTCGACTTCACCACGCTCGGCCTGAAGCAGGGCCAGTGGATCAAGGTCGGCGGCTCGGTGATCGGTGAGCAGTTCGCGACGGCCGCGAACAATGCCTGGGTGCGCGTCAACGGC